CTGCGCCACCGCTTTGGCGTCGAGGCGGTGGCACTTTATTACGGTGAGACACCACAAGATCAACGGCAAGATATTGTCGAAAGCTTTCAAGACAAGGACAGTCCCTTGCGTTTTTTTGTCGGTCAACCCAAGACAGGAGGGTACGGCATTACCCTGACAGAGGCAACCACAGTCATATATTTCAGTAACAGTTATGATTTGGAGATTCGGCTACAGTCCGAGGACCGTGCGCATCGGATTGGGCAACACCACCCTGTTACTTACATCGATTTGGTATCGCCAAAGACAATAGACGAGAAGATACTTCAGGCGTTGCGTAGTAAAATTAATTTAGCTGAGAAGGTCTTGGGCGAGGACGCAAGGCAGTGGTTAACTTGACATAAACTGCTGATATGAACCAATGCCCCGTGGGCCGCGGTACATGTCACGGGCTGTATCACTGAGAGATCCTATGCCTTGAACGGATCCGCCGTCAGCTTTTCTTTGTAATTCTTCCTGTCTTGCCCGCTCGGCAATGTCCTGAATTTTTTCTTCAGCAAAGTCTGTAAACTCTCTAAGTTCCTCAACCTTGTCTTTGTAAATCCTGTCTGCACTTCTGATACGCATTTGGCGCATTTCTTCTGTTAAATCAGAGGGAGTTTCGCGGACCATCTGCATCGAAGGGTTGACATTAAATCCGGCCTGACGGAAAGCTTCATCTGTTGTATAATCTTCGACCAGTGTGCGGAGGTTTGGAAACTCATCAATCCCCTTTGGATTTTTAGCTGTGTGTAAACCTCTTTTTTTTGCTTCATTGACTAAAGTTTTAAAATTTGGCAACTCATCTATTTTATCGCTATAGTATGTACTTCCGAAAGAAGGGTCGTATCGATAAGATGCAATTTCTTCTAAAGCATCATCACTTGCCGTTTTAAAAAACGACGGATCCAATTCATCTAAAACTTCTCGAACTTCATTAAAAATTTCTGTTTCACTTCGATCAATAAAAACTTCTGCATCATCCCGAATTCTCATTGCGTCAGCGTTTGGAGATTCAATTTCTGCCGCTTCATCAAGTATTTGATATTTTTCATCAATCTGACCTTTTAAAGCCCTGATGTTAGCCATAGCCATATTGATTGGGTTGATAGGCGCTCTACTACCCGTCTTCGCTGCTTTTGTCACAACATCTGTAATAACATCAGGCGCTAGTGCCGCTACGGGGACCGTGGCTGCCGCTCCGGCAAGAAAGTTTCGTCGGCTTGGGTCCGCCAACACGTCTTCGGCAATATCTTTAGTTGCTCCCGTTGGAGCTAATACATCCATTAAAGTTGCCTTAACAGGCTGCTTTGCCAACGCGCCAAGGCCCATCATCATCAAAGGAGAAGCTGTTTCGACGCCCGCTTCTATCAATGCCGCCTTGCGTTGTTCTGGTGTAAGGTCTGAATCAGCAGCACGTCCGCTTGCAGCCATGCCGCGCATGATGCCTTGCACCGGATCTACCGCCGACAACAGGTTCATTATCTGTTGGCCCCTTTCCCTAAGTTCGGGCGGTATAAAGTAAGATATGCCCTGTCCGTTTGACATTCCTTATCCTAGCGGCGGAAGCACGAGTGGATTTACCGCGGGCGTATAAGCTTCAGGAGTAAATGCCGTAAAAGTGTAGGGTTGTATTGTTGACGTGTCAGTGCTTGGTAATCCCGCAATGCCTGCCGTGCTGACATTTGCAGCGGGAACTATTGGAGCGTATCCTGTATACGTTGCAGGGGCCACAGGGGTCATAGAAGTATTTACTGCCGGAGTTGTGGCGACGTTATTTATCATATTGGCTCCAGGGGTCGTTGTGGCAATAGTGTTTATATTTGCAAGATTGTTTGCAGCAATTTGATTATTAAGAGTGTTTATAAGACCAGAATAATCTGTGCCTGTAGCGGTGCCCAAAGTAGTAAGAGCACTTACCCTATCCGCATCGCTTAAACCAGAGGTAGGGTCTAAAGCAACATTAGATAAATTCTCAACTGCAAATTGCACCCCCGCACCATCAGGAACTCCTAAATTTGCCCCAAGAGACTGCGCAAACTCTAACTTTTGAGCCGCCGTTAAATCATCTCGTTGATTTACCATATTGATAATAGACTGATCTGCCACCCCGGGATCTAAAGTCGTGATGCCCCCATCAACAGTTGCGGTAGTGGTTGCTGCTCCTTGTTGCTCCGCAGCCGCAGCAGCAGCTTCTGCCGCAGCTTGACGTGCGCGTCTTTTTTTTCTTCTTTTTTTTCTACGGCTTGCAGCAATCTCTAAATTTTTTTTACTAGCTTCCGTTTTTTCCCGATACGCCTGAGACTGTTCACTAATTGGTTTTCCTGCGTTATCCATAATTTCTTTGATATCGGATTTAATCTGAGAACCAATGCTCGCAATACCGCTTTTTAGTTTGGAAAGTATGCCACCACCGTTTGAAAATTCCATGGGCACAGTGGCTAACGAGGGAAGACCCCCGCCATTGCGGTAAGCCATAATCTGTTTGGGCATATCACTTCTCATCATATCAGGCTTCCTATTCCTTCTCTGTTTTTAATCATACTCGAAATCGGGTCGTTTGGAAATAAAGCGGCATACCTAGACTGGACCCCGGCCCGCGAAACATTGTTTGGGACAACTGGCGCAGGGGCCGCGACCTGTCTAGGCTGCACCGCCGGACGGTTGGTGGGAGGAACCGTCTGGGGTATATTTATTCTAGGATCAATTGGAACAATTGGAGCGACAGGAACTTCATCGGGGACAGTCCGTGTTTTATTTCTACCACGTGCCCGTGCTCTTCTTTCTTCATCTTCCTGTCTTTGTATTTCATCCAACCTTTTTTGATCAGAAGGTAATGTCACATCTTCTTCTTCTTCAATAGTTCTCACGATATATGGTACTCGACGCCCTGTTTGTGATGCAACAAGACCAAAACCTTTTTCAAGATTAGCCAGTGCGTTATCTAAATCTTGCTTACTTTTTATTGTTTTCATAGCAGAAGCTAATTTTTTTGGATCAGAAAACAATTCTGTCATAACTTTTATTCTTTGAGCCTCGGGACCTTTTAATAACAAGCGTTGAACCACTTCTGAGCCTGTTTGTTCTGCAATTAAACCGCCTCCCATTTGTGGCAAGCCTAACAAACTTTTCATTTTGTTTTGAATCGCACCACCTGCGGTTGCTCCAAATATTCTTACATAGAAGAGTTTTGCTAAACTGGGCTGTTTAAACAAAACATTTTCAAAATCCCCTGTTTGAAAAGCCTCTTCAACGCCTCGCATTGTTTTAATGGCTTTCTCAAGCTCCTCGACTTCGTCTACGGTCATTAAATCTTTACGAATCATAAAATCAGCCAAATTAAATTTTATGTTTGGAGGCACTCCCTCTAATTGACCAAACAAAGTTTCTTGTAAAACTTTTGCATTCGGTGTTCCACCCATGCCTGATTTAGTTAAAGCGTGATTAATAATAGCTTGCTTTAAGCCTTGCATAGCTTGATCTTTTGTATATTCAGATTTTGTAAAATTTGTATCTTCAACGATATTGTATAGCTCATTCATTGCAATGGTCGGACGTGGGGATTTTAAAGACTCTGAAACAAGTTTTCCTGTATCTTCATACTCCAAAGCCATATTGATAGCTTTTTGTTTATACATCTGAGCTATTTGTTCTTCCGAAAACCCCCTTTGTCGGGCTTGAGATGGTCTTAAACGATCCGTAACATCTACTAAAAAACCATCAAGAGTGTTTTGAGCCGCTTCTAAAGAAGCAAAATCATTTGCAAAATCTTCACCTAACAAAGTCATCAATTGCTGTGACTCTGGTTTTTTCATAAACGTATTGTATTTTGTTTCGTTTATGACATATCTTTCCACATTTTTACCAGTTAATGGATCTTTAAAGGGTTTTTTTTCAATAAACTGATCTAAGGAATCTCTGATCGCATTTTGCATGATGCCTGTTGAACCCATGGCGTTTACTTGTTCTTCAGAAAAACCCGCCTCATCAATTAGAAACCTACCCGCCGCTTGTATTTGATCATACCTTTGAACAGTGCTATTTGGCCCACCTTTAAAAAAGGCATCCAGAAGTTCTTTTGGATCCATGATTTTTGACCTAAACTTATCAACCGTTTGTAAATCGTTAATAAAGCTTCTAGTAAAAACATTATTCCTTGCAAAGGTGTAGGATCTTGCTGCGTTATATGCGGCAGAGGCGTCATTTTTTTGTCCAGTTAAATCACGAAGAAGTGCATCAGCAACTTTACTTAATCTTTCAGCGGCTTTTACCTGACCATTTGCTCTAAGCCTTGAAGCTTCGTCAAGAACGTCAGATCTCATTTCAAAAAACCTTTGAGCCGTTGCAGGGTTTTTACCTACTCCTTCTTGAAAATATTCTCTTAATTCCTCAATGTCATCCATTGTGCCCTGCAAAGTTTTATTAAATCTTTTTTGCGAGCCTTGTGAAGCAAATTTTAATCCTCCTCGTGAAGAGGGTTTGTCCAAAAGTTGTAAGATATTCGGCTGTTTAATTTGCCTACCGTTCTTTGCATAAAACTCGGTTAGTTGATAATTTCCAACATCTTTCCAAAGTTCAGTCTCTCTTTTTTTACTCAATTGAATTTGATTATCTAAAATGTCATACAATTTTTCAGATAAATTTACTCTTTGAGATACTAAATCAGGGTTTTCGGCAGCGTCTCGACCAAGCACAGTTGCGGCATTATCGAACAGACTATTTACCCCGTTCTCAATATTATCAATAATATTTTGTTCAAACAAACCCTGTTGAATACGAGCCGCAATTACAATAGCCTGCGGATCTCCTGTAGCCGCAAGGGTTCTTATTGCATTTAATGCTCCTGCCTGTAACTCCTCTCTTCCACGCCCTGTTGCAAATTGTAAATCAGTGCTAGATTTTTCTAGTTCGTTTTGAATTGTTCTAATCGTGCGGGAAAAAGGAAGTTGATTTAGTTCAGCTAAATCAGCCGCGGTGAATGCAACAGGATTTCCGTCCGCGTCAACACTTACTTCATTAAGTTGCTCAATAAATTTAGCTAATTTTTCCTGAGGTTTAACTTCTTGTCCGGCGGCATTTAACTCTGTAATGTATTCGTCAGACTTTTCGATAGCCATCATAATTCTTCTTACAGAATCTTTTTCAAATTTTTCACTAAGTAATCCTTTATCAGCTTTACCCCACCAATTTTTGACTGTCTGATATACGTCTGGAGCCGCTTTTACCCCGACCTCTACGACAGCAGGAACAAGTAGAGAACCTCCAACCTCACCAATTAATCGACTTGTTTCGCTGTACGGATCAAGCTCTTGCGCAAGACCCGCCCCATATGCAGCGCCTAAACCCGCCGCACCTTCGATTGTAAGAAAACGCTTTGGCTGTAAGCGGGCTTTTTCTAAAGATCTTTGAATACCCCCTTCAATGCCTCCAATGACTCTGGCTGTGACGGGTCCTTTTCGTGGATCAATGAAAAAACCTGCGGGGTTAAATCTTGTAAAACCGAGGTCAATGCCTAATCCGCTTCCAAACATGGGGCCACGAGAAGCTTTGTCGCGAGCCTCGTTTGCTTTTTTAAAAGCATTTGCAGATAAACCAGAGCCTTTTGCCGTAAGTTCAAAAGCGTCATCTGCTTTTTCAGCAAACTTCCCACTTGCTACATTTCTAAAATTTTCAAGAAAACCTAAAGCGCCTGTGCCACCTTTTGAAATTGATTTAGGCGCAAGTGACCATGGAGAAGTTAGAAAGGTCGCTGCAAACATTCCCGTTTCTCCAAAATTTACATCTGGTTGCAAACTTGGAATTACAGGGTCTTGCTCCCCTAAAATAGCATCTTCCGCTTCTCCCGCAGCCGTAGCAGCCAAAATAGATCCGCCTACGGCTCCTCCCAAATAAACTATACCACGAGCAGCTAAACCGGGAAGACCCATTGGAGGAATCATTTGTGCAAAAGGTGATACAGCCTTAATTCCTAAAGCTGCACCACCTAAAGCCCCTATGGCTTCAGGTGCAGATCTCCCTGCTCCGTATAATTTTGCACGGCCCTCTGCCCCAGAACGCTCTTCTTGTGGGCCAAACATACCAAAATCTCTGACATTTGTAAAAATGCTAAGTATTTCTTCATCGCCAAGCTGACGATCTTTAGGGTCAATACCTTGATATCTTCTAATTCCCTCAAACCCGGGCCAAGTTCCATCTCTTAGAACATCTAATGTAACACCTTGGTCAAAACCTTGTTGTTTTAAAAGTCTATCTGCTTCAATAACAACGCCCTCTGTAGTCTTTGAAAGACCACGATCTGTCATAAAAGATTTAAACTCAGCATCAGAAAAATTTATTAATTTATCTGCCATTTAATTAACCTTCCCTCCCAATGCTCGAACATCGGATGCTGTGTCTTCATCGCTTGCAGGGTTTCTGACAAGAGGCGCACTTCGAGTTCTAAAAGCGGACTCAAATTTAAGCAATTCATTGAGAAGAGGTTTGGCATTTATCATTCTCAAACGAGCACCTTCTTGTTTTGCAGAACCAAAATACGCACCTTCCGTGCCTCCATAATCCGGCAATAGGTTTCTATCAACTTCCATCTGTAAAACAACTTGATCGGTTAAAGCTTTGAATGCCGACGCTGCATCCGCATCAGTTTTAAAGAAAACTCCGCCGGGTTGAATTCTAGCTAAAAACTTGTTTATTTCATCTTGGACTGACTTTAATACACGATCTTCCCGTCCAGAGGTTAAGAATTGATTTAATATAATACTTATATTATCTAAATCGGAAACAGCTTGTTTAACATTTGCTGCTTCTTCCCCTGCATAAACATTACCTTCATTATCTGAAAATTCGTCAAGCCCCTCTGCAATGGCTGTCCTAACTTGAGGAGCTATTCTGCTCGCACCGATAACAACTTTATAATCCACATCCGGTTTAAATAAGGTAGTTGGTGAATTTACAAAAGTAGGATGATTTCGTATCACCATTCCTTGCGCGTTGAAAAGCTCCCCTTTAGCTTGTGGAATATTAAAATAAGTCTGACCAGGGGGTAATTGTCTGGGCGGCTCCTCTCCTGTTACCTGATAATAAAGATCAGGACTTCTTTCCCGTATTTCATTTAACACTTGCGCACTTAAGGTATTACCAGTTGTGTATTGTTTACCCGTAGTAGGATCAAGACCTTTTGTTTTTTTAGTATATTTTAAAACACGATTCTCAAAAGTGTTACTGTCAGCAAGCGAACCATCTCCGTAAGCTGCTGCGTTTTGAACAATGTAATCTAATAAATTATTGTCGTTAGTTATTTCGGCCGCCGCTGCTTTCGCTTTATAATCGTCAATCTCCAATTGTCGATTTGTAGCAAATTGATCAAATATTTCTTTTGCTCTTGCCAAAGAAAGCTGTTCATCAGTTTGCATTAAACGATGCTCTGCTTGCGCCGTCTGGATCATAAACTGAGCCTGTTGCTGTGCGCGAGCAGCTTGAGCATCATTTAATCCCATGTTTTTCAATTCAATCTGCAATTCGCGATTAAAATCATCTTGTTGCTCTTTGAACGTCCTGTCTTTAGCACCCTCACTGCGTGTCAGCATACGATTAAGCGCAGCTTGTCCCGCAGTAAATGCTTGTTGATCCTCTTGTTTGATACGATCTAATTCTGCAATTAATTTTGTTTTCTCTAAATCAAATGTTTGAGCATCTGCGATTTTTGCTAAGTCATAAGCATTTGCCACCTCCATTTTATTTAAGTCACGAGATAGACTTAGTGCAGAACTAATTCGAAGGTTTTCTTGTTGATATTTGTTTTGTAATTCTAAAGATTCTTTAGAGTTATCAAACTTCAAAGCTGTAAGTTTTACTTCGTTTTCTGCTCGCCTATCTTCAAGGGCTAATCTATCTTCTTGCGCGGAAGTAGCCATGCGTTCTTGAAAATTAAAATTGTCGTCTTGAAGTTTTAAACGAAACTTATTATTGAAATCGGCTAAATCTTTTGCAGCAGCAGCTCTGGCTGCAATCGCTTCTTGCCCTATCTCACCCTCTAACACTTTCAGACTTCTAGCCGCGTCAATTTGTAAATTAGCCAAATTAGTGCGCAAATCTCTTTCTGATTGGTTTTCTCCCGCTGTAAATGATTGTTGTTGTAAGAGTTTTGCCATGTCATTGGCAGCATCAATGCCTCGTAACTTAATTTCCTGCTCTCTCTGCTCTGCTGCACCAAGAGATCGCTCCGCAGATTCTAACGCGCTGAGTTTAAGCTGTTGATCCTGCTGTTTTTGCACATCTTTCATTTGTTGAAACTGTGCCGCTCGTTGACCAATTTTAGGAGCTAATTGTGATTCTGCTAATGCATTTGCTAATCTTTCAGCAACAGAGCGCCCATCAGTAGATCCCGCAAACTGTAAGCCTGCCTGCGCTATATCAAATAACATCTGAGCTTGAGTCAAACGCTTTTGTTCTTCAAGTTGCGCGGCTCTTTCTTGAGGTGTTCCCAGGATGTTTTGTCTTGCCTGCATTGCTCGATCCAAAAACGGATTGATACTTAAAATATCAGAGGCCACAGGAGGCTGCGTTAGTGGTCCACCCGTCTGCAATTTTCGGACCATCACAGGTCCACCTTGGTTAAAATTTACGGGTGGAGTGTTGCCCGCCCCCATTGCCATGAGTTCGCCAACGCCTTGGGACATCTGCTCCCCTTCAGCCATACCAACGTCTTGGACAAGAGCCTGCATCAACTCGCCAATCCCGCTGTCTACCGCGCCCTCCTCTGTCATCATTATGGTCGGCTGCACCATTGCCAACACACTTTCTGGCGTTCTGTTTGCATCAGCTTCCCCAACATACCCTGCAAGTTCCGCGTACCGCGCTTCAAGGGGCTTTTCATTGCCTCTAAATGCATCGATCAAATCTTTGGCATCATCAGCCGCGTCAATATTTGTAATCATCTCCGAGGCGTAAGCCTGACCTAACTGTTCGCCTTGTCCCATTGCAAGATCTTCCATGCCTTGCACCTGTGCCACCTGTTCAGGATTTACTTGGGGTGGTGCCATGCCCATCATCGGCGGAGCCGCAGGGCCGCCCATCTGACGAAATAAAGGCCGATCCATTACGGACCCACCGCCATAAAACTTCTTGGCTGCCTCTGGATCGATTTTTCTTTGCACATATTCTGGAAGTGCTTTAAATCCTTCGTTCATTATAATAGCCCCGCTCTTTGTGCGCCCGCCGCGGCGCTAAGTCCTGATATACCCAACCCTAATGCGGTTTGGAAAGGTGAAACTTGTGGCGCAGATGACGCCGTCAGTGTTGATTGCGAACTTGGAATGCCTGCGTAAATATCAGACAAGAAACCAAACTGTTGATACGGATATTGCTGCGCCTGCACATTAGTCAATCTAGTTGCATCCAGACCCGCTTGTGCCACACCGCGTTGGATATTACCCGCCTGCAATGCCGCATTGATTTGGTTCTGACGTATGTTCTGACCGATTTCGCCAATACCCGCCTGTTGTACGCCTAATTGACCTAAATTAGTACCAAAAGTGCCCAATTGAGCAGCTAACGATCCAAGACCCTGACCAAGTGCAAGCTGTCTACCTGCAAGGTCGCCTAGTTGCGATACGTCTGCTTGACCTAATTGTCCAAACTGTAAACCTAAATTACCAAGTAGTTGAGCCTCTTGTAAGCGTCTTGCCATGGAGGCATCAAATCCGGCCTGTCTAAGCTGACCAGATGTTCTACCCATCTGCTCTAGTGCATTTCTAAAAAGCTCTTGTTCAGCCACCGCCTGACGGGATCCACCAAAAGCACCAGATCCAACCGCTCGTGCTGCCAACCCCTGTTGTTGCAAACCTGCTTGTCTAGCAATATCAGCAAGGCTCCTTTGTACAACCTGTTCCTCAAATGGGTTGAAAGCACCGATGCCTCTAGCTGTCTGAGCCGCGGCCTGTTGATATGTGTACGGCACCGCTCGCTGCGCCGCAGCAAGTTGGGCGGCTTGGTTAATGATATCTTGAGTTTGTCCAGTGGTCGTTTCAGCCTGACGAAGGGAAGGAATCGCAGCTTGTGTTACAATGTTCTGCCCACCTTGTATCGCCGCTTCTCCTGCCTGTAGAAAAGGCTGATACGCTCCAATGCCAGACTGAGCAGCCCCTATAGCAGCACTTTCTGCGGGCGTCAAACCCGCAACTTGATAAGCCGTCTCTGGCGGCATACCTGCGGCAACTTGATTTTTTACAAACTCTTGAACGTCCCGAAGTAAACCTAAACGGTAAGCTTCAATGGCAGGATCCTGCCGTTGAATCTGAACCATTGTTTGTTGATCACCATTTGCCATTACGCTACCGCTCCTCCCTCAAAGGACCGCATGATATCATACATCTTCCTAAAGCCTTGTTCGCGGCTGCCGTTGCCCGCCCCTTTTACAGCTTTTGCAGTCATTACAAACTCACCATCAGATAACATTGCGGGAATATCATCGGACGTTTCGGTTCCCGGCCCCTCTATTTGGCCCGTGCGCCGTGGAAAGTTCATCGCGCCTCCCGATGCAGCATATGTGGCAGGCACAATTGGGTCCTGAAAATAGGGATTATAAATTATATTACCCAAGGCATCTCGACCATAAGACGGGGCGGGACGCATTCCTGTGATAGTGCGATCAAATCCCGGAATGTCATCATCCATTTGTGCTACTTGAATCTCACTTAGAGCTTCTTCACTTGGAGTAACCGCATTGGTTCCTGCGCCGACAGGTATGAGATTTGCATATAAATTATCAATATTTCCTTGGCTTGGTCCGTACAACGCGGCTGACGGAACCGTTATTTGACTTGGGGTAAAATATGTGGTCCTCGGGACGGAGCCAACTCTATACGCACCCTCATTTGCATCGAGAACACTGGTGGTTGATGCTATTGGGTTGGCTGCGCTTGTTTGGTCAGTTAAATCAAGCCCTGCAACCTCTGTAACTTCCTGTGCGGGAATTGGATCAAGAAGCCCTGCTGCATCTGCCGCAGCTAATCCAATACCTCCATACAACGCTGCATTTTTTAAAGAGAACCCAGAACCTGCTGCTGCCGCATTTGCAATGTTCTGAGAATTTTGAGCTAATGCCATTGCTTCTGTTGAAGGGATGCCCGCATCTACGTTTTTCAGGTATTCTGCTCTTAGATCAAAAGGTTCTGGCGCTGTTTTTGGCATTAGTGGTTCAAAACCTGCGTCCATCGCACGACCTGTGCCTAAAGGATCAAGAAAACCTGGGGCGTTTTCGATCTTAAAGCGATTTGTAAAAAATCCTACATCTTGAGAAGGAAAAGCACCTTTAAAACCTGTTATAAATCCTTGACCAAGTGTTTGTTCTGTTCCAATCGAACCCAAAGCGCCTGAAACGCCAGAGGCTATACCCGCAGTTATGCCCCCAAGGGCGGCGCTTTTTAACGCATCTCCAAAACTTTCACCCTGAATTAAACCTCCAATACCTGCACCTATTGTACCGGACGCTATGGCACCCATACCCGGAAAGAAATAATTTAGACCGACAGGGATAATTATCTTTGCAGCTTTCTTAAATACTTTCTTGATGCCTTTTACGAGCTTTTTAAGAAAAAACTCACGCTGCCCCGTCATTGGGTTGATTGAGTTCCTATCAGAACCTACGACATAGGCTTCGGGGTCCGCGCCCTCTGCTGCAATAGCATCTTTTATTTCTGCAACAAGCTGTGGATTGTTTTCTGCAACCTCTCGAGGCACCATGACCTCTTTTTCAGAAGCGTGTACAACAAAAGTGTCCCCTTCACGGCCCATTTTAGCCATGCGGTCTGCCACTTCTTTCATAGAGTTGATGCCGCCTGCGTTACCAAACATCAGGATATTGTCATCTATCTCATCCATATTGGAAGTAAGAAACGAACCGATACCTGCGTCTGGCATTGTTATTGTTTCATACTGCATTAGGCTTCTCCTGAGATTGGATCTGGTGCGGTTACAGTGATTGCTGTATGACGTTTAGTGTCTGCTGTCCATGATGCTCCACATTTAGGACACTTTCCATCTGGATACGATGCAACTTCTTCTGGAGTGTCAACTAAATTACCACAACTATGACATTGTAATTTATCCACTGAGGTAGAAGGTCTAAACTTGGAACCGTCTCCTAAAACTATAATATGTTCATCACTCATGTTGTGCTCACTGTTACTGATCCAACTGTTCCTGTGCCTTGAGATCCACGAAGAAAAGCGGAGTGGGTTAAAGGTACTCTAACATAACCATCATGCTGAAATAAAGCCCCCGGTTCTAATCCGCTGTCATCTGTCTGCAAATCAGTTATAGTTATGTCTGTTGCCCTTACGTCACCTGGGTTTTGAATCTGCTCTAAAAACACAGAAAACGCACGAATTACCTCTGCGAAATAGGTTCTTTGATATTGATCCGGTGGTATTGGAAAATATGGACGGGATAAACGTCTAGACATTAACGCCTCCCATCTGGTCTAATATCGAGACGAGGCGACCCTAATCTCCAAGTAACACCAAGATCCTCAGATTCAATTTTAAACCTCATTTGTCTACCACGAAGTCGAAAGTATAGTTGCTCAGTTCTCGCACTAACAGCCGCAGCTTGTGTTTTAACAAAAGTATCTGTCTCTGTTTTAGAATACGTGCCGTCAGGTGCGTTTTTTACATCTAAAGTGATGTTTACATCCGGAAGCACAGCAGTAGAGTCTCTAAAATCTACGTCTGGAATCATTTTGCGAAGCAACATAAACTGTTCACCGTCACCTATATCCATAGGACTTGATTGAATATAGGCATTGATGGCTGTAGTTGGATTAGTTGTACCATCATCAAATCCGATTTCATGCTCATAAATATAACCGTCAGCATTTGCTGCAAAAGGAAAATCAAAAATACCCCTGTCAATCCATGCAGTTCTACCAAAAGATCCATAATACCAAACCTGTTCCTGATAATTAAAAACAACGTACCTGTTTACTTCAGAACTATTTGCAGACGGATAATACCACCAGATCTCAGAATGCTCTGTGTTTAAAGCAGCGTTAATTTTGTCTAACTGTTCTTCATTAATATCCGAAAAAATAAAATCTCTGACTAAGCACGGGAGTCTTTGAACGGCACCACTGTACACATAAAACTCTGCCCGACCCATCCAATACACGTTGTCATCCACCGCTACAGCAGCGTTTGGGCCTGCAATTGTTATATTTTCAGATAAAGAGTTTACACCAAATGTAAACGGCGGTCCAAGAAACTGCATTGAATACAGTGTTGTGTCAGTAAAAACTAGGATCTGTTGTCTGGTTTCAAGAGCAGTGACAATCTCTGAACCAGAACCGAGACGCAACTCTCCTGCTGTGTTGGTTGCTGTGGATGCCCAGTCGGTTAAAGATTCTTGGGAGGAAAATCGTATAGCCAACGGATCTTGGACACCCGGATTAGCCTCTGTATCACAACCAAATGCTATGATATGTCGGTCTCGGTCTGATACTAATACTTGTTTTGCAACCGTCGGCGCACTATCAGAGCCTGCCAGAGTTGTTATATCAACCCCTCTTGTAGACAATGTGTTAGTCTCATCCCAGTAATATATACCCCCATCTCTCACGTTCATTATAAGGTCTTCACCAAAGTTATCATGCGACCAAAGACGAAGAGTGCTCGTTACGATTGCATCAGATGAGGCTGATCCCCATGTTCCTCGGCCCCATGTTCCTGCACCCCACCCTGCACCAGATACACCAATATCAAGTCCTGTATTAATTTGATACGCACCAACAACAGAACCTCCACCGTTACCTGTATCAGATCCGTTAGCTGCAACAAGACTCGGATTCAGTTGTCCGTTATATGTTATATCAGATATAGAAGTATCCGCTGCTCTGGCTTTAATTTTGTAACTACTTGCATTTACAACCTCTGTCACATAATATTCTTGATTGAGAACATTAGCAGTAATTAAGCCACCAAGACTTGCTGCACCGGAGTATGTTACAAAATCGTTTACAACTGCACCATGATTAGAATGACTAACTGTTAGTTCAGATGACCCATTAGTTGCAGTAAAGGTAATCGCTCCCGCAGAAGTTGTAAGGCGTAAAGGTGTTACATCGTTATAAAATCCACCCTCATCAATGTAGTATTTGAGATGTGTGCCTACACCCACGTATTGATCTCTACTTAAAGAAACCCAAGGATGAAGAGCACGACAAGTACCAAGGAATGAATATGAAGATCTTTTTTGCCAACCACCTATTTTTTCTGGATAGCCCTTTTGAAATCTAACATTATCAATATCAAACCAACCGCCCTCGTTAGAGTAGGCGGTTATCTCTCGATTAACACCGGGTTTGAATTGTAGTTTGGACAGAGGCATTAACTGATCTCTTCATACGACACTATAACTTTAAAATCATTTGCACCACCCGCAGTGGCACTTAAAGATGTTCCTGTGCTCCCGTTCTCTTCTAAATATATCGGTGAATCTTTAGTAATTACATCAAAGAAATCATTGTTATTTACAGATTTTAGCTGCACAAGTTCTGTGGCTGTGCCACCTGCGTTGTTTGCATTGTGATAACTCACTGTGCATGTGCTTGCGGCACTACCGTCTACGTTGACTATGCGTACAAGATTAACCTTTAGCACCTTATTATTTGATCCGGCGTTATTTAGAACCGCTGTTTGTGATGTCGTTGTCAGGTTGGTCACAGTGACCTTTCCTGTCATCGTTGTTAAAGCTGCAATGTTTGGCTCTGCCATGTCTGTCTCCTATCCCAAAATAATACTAAGGGCTATTGATGTGTTTGGTGCAAGGTTAGAGAACCCTATAGTTCCTGACCCGTCTGTAGTCAAAGCTCTATTCGCACTCCCATCTGAGGTCGGTAAAGTAAGAGCAGTAACAAAACCCTGAAGGTTTGCATCATAGGCAAGAACATTTGATCCAATCGCTAACCCAAGGTTTGTTCGAGCATCAGCAGCAGAACTGCCGCCTGTTCCGCCATCCGTAATAGCTAAATCTGTAATACCTGTTATTGATCCGCCTGTAATATTTACGCTACTCATACCAAGGTTTGCTGTAATATCCACAACAGCAGCCCCTGATCCTGCACCGTCAGCGTAGATTATGGCATTGTCACCGTTTGCTACAGTGACATTTGCGCCCGATCCCTGACTAAACGTACAAGCTTGACCAGATCCGTTTACCACAAAGTATATGTGTTGACCGTCATTTGGAGATATCGTAATCGTACAAGCTTGAGTCGCTCCAGACAAAACAAGAGTTTTAAACTGACCGTCTGATAAAGCTCCATCACTTGTGGTAAGGGTGTGCGCTGCGCCAGAGGAGCTAAGATCTATTGTACCAACACCGTTGGTGAGCCGATCTACTATATTAAGATTATTATTGGTGGTTGTGCCCCATGTACCCGACTGTTCGCCGTTTCTTATGAGTTCGATACCACTATTTGTTGCATATGTACTTGGCATGTTTTTTCCTACGCAGCTACAATTTCTGTCCAGACAGTATCATAATCTGGAATTATTCTACCCCAAACTAACACAGTTCCTACTTCTCCGCTACCCGCAACTCCTCCAACTGTTACAGAAGAACCACCGTTTATTGTAACAGAACCAACAGCGCCTGTGGCAGCTAAAGATACAGCGGGTATAACCGCAGTTGTTCTTTGTGTAACTGTGCCCACACTTGCAGTAACAGATAGACCTGTTTCTGGGACAATCGCATCTCCAATAACGGTAACTTGATGGAGGTTAGCACTTGCTGAAAGACCAGTGATCGTTGGTTGCACGTTGATAACTACGCTTACTGAACCAACCGCAGACGATAAAGCAGAAACAGTCGGGAGATTTACTAGAGCCGAGCCTGTAACAGTCGGCAATGTAACTCCTCCAGTTCCTGCTACCCCTGTGACACTCACATCTACGTTTGTGACAGGTGTTACATCGTTTGTAGAACCTGTTGCAGTTAAGCTTCCGACAGGAATAGCAACACCGCCGCCTACACTAACAGCCACCGTGCCTACTGCACCTGTACCGACGAGTCCACCTGCGGCTAGATTGTTGTCTGTAACGAGAGAAACTGTACCAACAGAACCTGTTGCACCAACGCCTGTCGCCAGAACACGAGTAACGGACGCATCATCACCTACTGGTACTTGAGCTATCGATGTTGCGCCAAAAAACATTTAGCTAATCCCTACCCCTTTACCAATAGCTTTGTTGCTGAAAGTGCTAACCCTGCCTCAACCGAGGGTGAGTCTGCTGTAGCAGATATTGTTCCATCACCTCGCACAAATTGTTTTACAGCAGGTGTCATACTTGATTGTGCATCATCTATTGCACCCATAGTTTGAACGGTCGCTGTTTGACCATCAGAATAAGCTGCATCAGATATTCCAATATAATTAGTTGTTGTAAGATTTGTCGATGCTGTACCTAAATTTGCAACATTTACTCTACCTTGAGGATTAGTATTTACCCAAGGAACAAGCATTTTATTATCATCATAAGTATTACCCATATTTATTCCACTAAAAGGAAGTCTTTCACTTTTTCTATCTACGGTGTCTCCTGCGCTGCTTAATACTTTTGCTGCGTTAGATTGAAATGTTAGAGAGTTTGTTCCTACAGCTGCATGTATTAAAGAAGCAAGGTTGCTATTACCTCCATCCCTATAAAAAATAGCCACTCTATTTAAATTGCTATCATATCCTATAGAAGTAAATTGGGAGTTTGCACTGTTAAAAACTTGCACAGAACCATAAGTATAAGAATTACTACTTGAATCATAAGTAGCAACTACTGTTGAGCCATAATTACTATTGCTGTCATCTCTAAAAGCTAAAACAACTTTACCACCCGTAGTGTAAACAGCACTTAAATAAGTACTGGAGCTGGTAACACCGCTAATAGCTTGACTTGAAGCGGCTGATGCATTTGTTCCACTTAAACTAATAGCATTAGTTTTTATCTTACCGCTATCTCCAGTTTCAATAAATGATGCAACAAATCTTGAACTAGCACTGTCATAACATAAAGTCACATAAGAAGTTGTATTATTTGATACTTGATATTCAGTTCCAAATGAAAAATTAGTGCCATCAAAAGTAAAACCTTTGACATAACATTCTGAACCATTACCTTTTCGATAAACACAAACAAAACCACCACTGCCATTTGTAGCAATTCTAGGTTGACTATGACCAGTACCAGAACTTACTTGAGCGACGGTATTAAAAGATCCAACACTTATATTTCTTGGATTACTAGAATCACCATGGCTTAATGGTCTAATTTTAACATCTGAAAAAGTTCCTTCTGTATAAACAATTAAATGTTTATTGGAGTTTGAATCATAAACAATATCAATATCGTCATCACCTTGAACAGCCGAACTATTAATACTAAATTCACCTTCAACGTTTAATTCGCCATCACTGCGAATTGTCATAGAGTTGCCTTTACAATAATTACTGTCACCTTTGTCTTGAAACGCAATAATAAAACACCCATTTCCATTTCCACTTGTACCAGAGTTATAAGATGCGCTTACTGAACTTGTATTTGCATTGTTATATATTGCTGCGTTGTTATAGCCTAATGTTGCAGGATCGTTTAAATTTTGGGTAACGGCAGGTTTACTTACCGTACCATTAGCATTTATTATAACTGCATCACCATTTGCTAAAGCACCTGATGCAGTCGCTTCAAAAGTATTAGCACCACCAACTCCCCCTGCTGTAATTGCAGCAGCAGTTGTAGCATCAATACTTGCTATATTGCTTAATTGTCTAGCGTTGGTTATTACGTCTGTGCTGTTGACTTGTAGTTTAGTAGAAGCATTTAATGTGGTAGCTGTAACTGCCGCAGCGGAATTGCCTCCTATAACAGCGCCATCTATAGCTCCTGCATCAATATCTACTGTTGCAAGTTTTGCTGTGCCTGTAACGTCTAAAGCCTGACTAGGAGTCGCGGTTCCTATACCGACTCGATTGTTGGTGCTATCAACTACAAGCGTGTTTGTGTCTACGACAAGTTCTGGTGCTGCGCCATCTGCTATAAAGTCTCCTAAGTCTCTTGCTCTAGTCATGTGTTACTCCTTTACTATGCGACTGCGTAGAAAATATATTCAGTGCCACTTGCATTAATATCTGGATTTCCAGTTGCTATTCCAAAACCCGCAGAATGAGCATTAAAGTTATTAGCAGTTGCACTTTGAGCAGCAGTATCGTTAAATTCAATTTGTGGATCATACCCACCTGTAGATATGCCTCTTAAAGAATCAATTAAAATCCAAGGGCCACTACTATCAGAGGCTTTAAGTAAAACAAATCTAGCACCACTGCTAAAACCACAGTCAATATTTTGTGCCGAACCTGTGCCAGTATAGCCTCCTACTTTTGAAATACCAGGTAAAGTAGCGAATAAATATGCTATTACATCGTCACCTGTATTAAAACCACCTGCACCATTACTCAGCATATTAATTTGCGTACTGGTAAAGTTTTTGTGATAACCTTGTTGAGAAGAAGCATTAACATTCCAATCTTGAAATGTATGCCTAGTGTTTTCATTAGCACTATCCCAATTTGTCATATCTTTGTGAGCAATAAACCAAGAACCATCACCGTTTCCGCTCTGGTTTCTATTTTTACTGATGATAAATTCAGGAACAACCCCTAAATTATGATTGATGGTTTGATTGCCAGTTGCATCTACTTTCCACGTAGTTACATCAAAAAATCCAGGTGCGCGTTTCCACATCCAACTATAGGTATTAGTACCACCCCAATTCTGATCTATGTGACCGTCCATAAAATCAAAGCCTGCCTCACTTGCATTAGCCTCCGCATTTCTACTAGTTACTTTTAAATATTTTTCACCCATTAGTCGTGCATAATTAAAAGCACCTCCACCACCACTGCCACCAGAGCCTACTGGTCTTACAAAAGCCATATCAACAATATGATTGCTATCAAAATAAGGAGCACTACTGCCTTGAGTATCTATACTGAAAAGCTTAGTCACATCTTCTGGTATAGCTAGTGGGCCTCTGCGTATTGCCATGTAAATGTAGTTGCCGCCAGATGCGTTAATTTGAAAAGAAGTTGTTTCAGGCTGAAATCCTGTTGGTGTCGGACTCATATCACGATAATTTTCTGCATCGGGTAAATTCCAACTGACTTCTGCACTAGCAGTGGTATTAAAATCTCTCATTGAATCATAAACATTCCAGTTTCTACCACTAGCATCGGTGCGTTTTACCATAAGAAACTGAGGTTCAAACCCAAGATTTAATATTGGCCCAGTAGAAGAACCATTTCCAGTATAACTTCCACATTTAATAACATCTTTATCCTTATCAGGCCCGAACTCACCGTCATTGTTGTTATGTGCGAATACGTATAAGACAGTATTCTGGCTATCGTAACCTGCATGAACCCAAGAACCTGGGATTGTTATGCTTGTAGAAGATGTGCTAACACCTGTACCTCCAAAGTAACCCTTAGCATCTGTGCTAAAGTCCATAACATAATTACTACCTAAATCTTTATGCCATACTATCCAAGCATTAGTATGAGAGTATACCTTGGCAATAATCATCCCAACATCACAGCCTAAATTGTGATTAAGTGTAACAGTGCTAGGTTCAGAACCTGTTTGGGTATGATTAATTATATCAAAAAATTTAGGGGCCTTCCTCCATGTCCAAGAGACGTATTCGTAAGAACTATAATTTATGCTAGTGAATTGACCATCACCAAGAGTAAATCCATTGCTGTTAAAAGATGTTAAATCATCTCCACCTGCATAATGCCCTGCTGTTAAATTTGATGCAAAGTAAGCCCCTGCACCACGTGCTGTATCAAACAAAGCATGATTTAAATTACCATCTCTACGTTTAATCCAAACAAGCCCACCTTCGCCAGAAAGGTCAATTCCGTTGTTAATAGTTTGTGTAGTGCCAGAAGAGGCTGAAGCACTATTTCCGTCATATACAAACGTGCTAAACACCTCGTCTACATCAAGACCTGCGCCTGCCGCTGCTGCACCAATGCCGCCAAAACTTCTGGCTGAAGCTGCACCAAATGTTGAAAGTAAGGGCATTATTAATCCTTAAGCAAATTGCGTTTGAGATGCTAAAACTGTAAACGTAGCATCTGCTGTTTTAATAATCGTGAATGAATAGGCATCAATACCTGATGCGTTACCTGCGGATGGAGCTGATCCACCAGACCATTTTGGTGTGACGGATGAGCCATCTACTTGATAAGCGTTGAGGTAGTATGCTGTAGAGCCTTGAGTCATTAATATAGCAACAGTTATTGACTGACCTACAGCTAAGTTTGAATTTACGTTGCTAAAATTTATTGTTCTGTTTGCAGTTTGGTTAGCCGTATAAAGTTCTACCGCTTGTGCGGTTGTATCAAATGTAATCGTACCTGTTGTAGAAGTTTGAACTGTAACTTTTTCATAGACTTCTTCAATATCTAATGTACCATCAACCGTTGCTTTTGTTGTGAAAGTTGGGGATGCAAGAGGAGCCTTGGCGTCTAATTGTGTTTGTATTGCAGATGTTACCCCATCAACATAATTTAATTCAGTCGCTGTAGCAGTGACACCATCTAAAATGTTAAGCTCTGCCGCTGTAGAGGTTATAGCGACACCGCCAATTTGCAAAGCTGTAGATGCGTTAATAGTAGGTGCAGTTGCAGAAACCGCAAACGTAACTGCCCCTGTTGAGGCAATACGCATACGCTCAGTGCCATCGGTCTCTACAGTAAACGTGTCAACCGCAGGAAAACGTATTGCAGTGTTTGTATCGCCACTGTGAACAATCTTATCAGCAATCGTTACATCACCGCTAAACGTGCTTGTTGTACCAGAAAGATCACCTGTAAGCGTTCCACCTGTAAGCTGTAAATATCGAGCATCTGATTGAGTTTGTGTATAAACATTTGCTACGGTCTGTGTCGCAAATGCAACAACATCTATGGTGTCTCCTACCGTTGCGCCAGAGGCAAGAACTACTGAAGTCCCATTAGTGGCGGTGAAATCTGCTGCCGAAAGTTTAGATCCATTTAAAAATACTTCTACAAACCCCACAGTATATGAGACTGAAAAGGTTGTCTGGTTAGCTGTTGCAGTAAAAACAGTAGTAGTAAAAGTTGTAGGTTGTATATCCGCAGCTATCGCTGTAATAAATACGATAGCGTCTCCAGATAAACTTATCGCATTGTCACTGTTGCTACTTTCAGAAACAACTCTAGTGAGAGTTGTCCCTGAAGCAGTAAAAACACCTGAACCAAGCTCGAAGCTACTTGTGCCGTCTTCTATACAGTACCTGACTGTATCTCCATCGGCTACACCTGCTGCGGTAAAAGTCTGGAAACCGTCAACCGCTGAACCCAAAGTGATTGTGCCAGTACCCGTAGTGGCGGTTGTCATCTTGGCACGATTGACCAGTTTTACCATAGCGGCACTCCAAACTTAGTTGTTAAGCAATGCGAATGATTGCGTTACTTGCGTCAGCCGTTGGGAACACAATCTGAAAGTCCCCAGAAGTTGATGATTTATCAGAACCAAAATCTAGAACAACTACACTTGGATCTCCTGTTGCACTGTCGTTATAAATCAATGCGCCACGAGCAGTGATTGTTGCAGATGTAAACGTAAGATCTGCAAAGTCAGTCAAAGCTGTAGTTCCTGATGTTGTAGGTGTTACGTTTGTAAGAGAGCCGCCACCCGCAGAATACGTCCCAGATGCACTTACCTCATTAGAAGTAGTGTACGCTGTAGTTGCTGCGTTGAAAGAAGCACTGTTAGTATACAAAGCTAGTTTAAAAGTATTACCACTTGAGTTGGTAAAGTTGTGTGTTGCAGTCATCAATTCTTTCTTGAATGATGTGCACATAAAGTTGCCGCTAAATGCCATTTTACATTCTCCTTATAAGCTCGGCTAGTTCAGGATGACCTGCGTCCTTGAGGGCATTATACACAGATGTACGGTCACTGTGAATAGCTTGTCTCATGTAGTAGGCCACCAGTTTCTCCAGATGCTTAGAGAAGGCATTAGCCTGATCCCTTATTACTGGATGCGCTGAATCCGATACAGATATGATCTTCTGTACACACTGTTCGGATAATTCATCAGGGGTTAGACCCCGGTTATGAGTTGTGTTTATCTGTACCAGAGATTCATCTTTAGGTACGCTTACATCTATTTTAAACATCAAGTCTTCTCCCTAAGAACTTTTCCTCGACGATACTCATCAGTAGTTTCTTTTGCTTCGCCAAGCATTTTAATACCAATTAGAGATTCTTGGAAGCGTTTGTTGTACATTGCCATGACATCTTGTTCACCCTTCATGTAAATATATGCCTCAATAAGTGCTCCATATAACAAAGCCATTTCAGCATTTTCACTTAACCATGTTGTTGAACTATCGGATAATTCTGTAATACTTTGCGGTCTATAGAAATAATGAAGCTCTGCGGTAAACGCCGCATTTGGCGTAGGTGCTAATAAAAAGTTATCAACATCAAACACACAGTAATATCTTGGTGATCCCGTTGTAGTCGGATCTGGTGTATACTCCTGCACAAAACTAGGATCTTTGAAATCTAAAAAAAATTTGTCCCCATCAGTTCCCGTCATGCTCATAGAAAAGGGTGCTAAGAAATCTGAGGGAACTTTTATATATTGAACAGAAGCACTTGTTTGTGCGTTTGCATTTTTACGAAACAAACTGAGTTGTACGTTTTTAAGAATACGCTCTTCAGATAAACGAATAAACAATGGTATGTTGTTTACAAAGCTTGTTTCCTCATACTCGGTGTAGGCTTTTATAGCATCTTTAAGTTGTAAATATGTAAAGCTCATGTCGTGTTAATTTGACCTCCCATGCCTGAGTGGTATTGACAATAGTAGTACAAGGTCGGCGCACCAACAGCTACTGTAATTGTAGATGTATACGCTCCTGTATTAATTGTCACTCCTGTTGTGTATTCCGATCCACCACCATGCGTTCCATCCGATGTGGTTGAAAAACGAAGAGGATGCCCTGTAGCTGCTGACCAATTGAAGACATACGTGCTACCTTCAGACAAGTTAAGTGTAGGTTGTAAAGCACCATCAATATAGTATTTATTTCCTGACCCCGGATTAGCCACAGTGACAGTATAGACAGTATCTCCTGTTACCGTTGGAGAGCCTACGGCTGAAGTTCCCGCAGAACCTGTGGGATTAACTGTAACGTCTGCATCTCCTGTTGTGCTTATAGTAACAGATCCCATAAGAGCGTTTGCAGTGACACCAGATGGTGTAATGTCATCATTACCGGAGTCTGATGTAGTTATCGATACAGTTCCTACTTCTCCATCTGCAACAAGATTATTTGCAGGAGTTATCCCTGGAACGTCTCTAAAACCAACAGGATTGTATCCATGTTGTATAGATCGTTGCTCTGTCAGTTCACTCTCTGGACGAGGATCGCGTAGTGCTTGTGGGTCTGGAAACGCTCTCGGTGGAAACAACTGCGGATGCTTTGGCTCAAACTCATCAGGACCAACCTTTGCGCCAGTCCACTCTGTCCTCATCTCACGAAGACGGTAACGGCGACCTGACCGATCCGATATACCATAAGCATGTTTACCACTAGCGTATGCCATCACACCCTCAGATAACTCAAACTAGGCTGCAACTTCAAAGGTGTTCGACCTTGATCCTCATCCGCTGCACGTTGGAACTCTTCTTCGTATACTGACTTCAACATCTGTATGCGATCTGGTGCTCGTTTCATTGCCATGTAATAAGCTAGCCCCGCCACCATACAAGGATAAAAACGAAAAGGCATGTCAGTAGTATTAACAAAAGCGTCAGCATCTTCTATCCTTCGTACATAATAGTAACGTACCTGATCCGTAGAGTTTTCAGGAGTAGACCACAAGTACATTACAGGGGTAATCTGTCGATCCAAGAAAAATTGACTCGGTCTACCCTGCGTAGATTTATTTGGAAGCGTTGCATAATCGCCACGACTAATTCGTTGAAGCTCGTAGTCTGTACCACTTCTACGAATAACTACGTCTAAAACATCAACAATATCCGCAGCTAAGGAGTACTCTGATGTGCCTTGTGTAACTGTAAAGTTTGCTTCTTTAACAGTCCACAAGTTAAGTCCACGGTTAGCCCAGTCAGCAAACATCAGGTTCATAGACCTACGTGCCGTTTTAGCATCATAGCCTGTGCGAACCTCTAATCCGCATCTTTCGTATGCTTCTTCAATTACCTCTGCCACATCGAGGTTAAAGTCTCTTGATCCTGATGTTGTCATAGCATCAACTCATATGTGGTTTCTGATTAGTTTTAATCATAACGCAACCGCCTTTTTTAAAACCTTTAACCATACCGCCTTTTTTCATGTAACCCATTTTTTTAACTGTTTCAGGGCTTTCTTTTTTTAAAGCAGCTAAACCTGGTTGCGTTTCAGGATTAATCTTCTTCATCGTTATCCTCCTGATTATAAAGATTATCAAATATTCTATTCACATCTAGTGTATAGTCTAAATCACTTTTTGAATAGTGTATATGTTGTGAGGGTCTAAAGTCTGGAGCACCCTCACCCACTGCAAACCAAGCAGGATGTGTAACCCTGACTCGATTATTTGGTAACGCCACTATGTTTCCTGTCCACTCTCCTGCATCCAACAACTGCATTACATGGCTTTGTTTGTGTTGTGCTGGATCATCTGCGATCTCACTGTCAGTGTAGTCTACAGTGAATAAATACTTGGCGGGAAACATCTCGCCGTTTATTTTAGCTAACCACGGACATGGTGTAGCTCTGTCTAATGTATATACTGCATGATGATGTGAAGAGCAGTCCCAAGGCTGCGCATCATGTGTTGCCATAGGTTCAGGCCACTCTTCGAGCGGGATGTCTGCAACCAGTGCTGTGATAGGCATTCTTGCCCACATTGCACCACCATGAACGGTATCTTCTTCTTCATCTTCTGCTTCACAACCAGTAAAGATAACTTGAAAGCTAAGAGACCGATTTGGAATTGTAGTTACAGCAACAACCATGGCATGTAAAAATTCGCCGTGATACTTCTCATGATTGTGAGTGTATTCACGACGAACCCATGCTTTGAAGTAAGGGATGTTACTTTGTAGGTAAGGCATTTCAGTTAGAAGATCCTTACAGGTTTCATCCCTTGAGGCATAAGACCACCTGCATTTGATCCTTTAGCTTTAATTTTGCCGCCGTTCTTCATACCTTTAGGCATGACCTTACCGCCCATTTTCATTCCTTTGGGTTTTACTTTGCCACCCATTTTCATTCCTTTGGGTTTTACTTTGCCACCCATTTTCATTCCTTTGGGTTTTACTTTGCCACCCATCTTCATTCCCTTGGGTTTTACTTTGCCACCCATTTTCATTCCCTTGGGTTTTACTTTGCCACCGTTACGGTAACCTTTCTTCTTCTTTTTCATAGCCATGTGAGTTCTCCTTTAAAACTGTCTAACGGCACCCTTAGTTCTTTTACGACGATCAGGCATGATCGCCCCGCAACCTTTAGCCACTGCTGTACCTTTTTTTGACTTACCTCTAAAAGGTCTTTTTGGCTTAGTTGTTTTTATCTCACCCCCGTTTTTTAAATTTTTAACTTCTGCTGCTTTCGTATTCTTAACGACAGTTTTACCTTTTTTACCCGCTCTTTTTTTCTTCTGAGCAGTTTTCTTTCGTTCTGCTTTAGAAAGACTTTCTGCTTTTGCTCTTGGTAAACATCTATCAGGATTCTTTTTATTTTTAGATGTACCGCATTTTCCTTTTATGCTACCATCAGAGCCAATCCTAACCCAATCTTGTTTCAACCATTTTTTAAGTTCACCCATTAGATTTACCGCGCTTTTTTCTAATTGCTTCTTTACCCTTTTTAGCGATTTGAGCTTGTTTTAGTTTTCCCGCTACCTTTGCTCTTTGTTCTAAAACTGTCAATATTTGTATCTTTCTGGCAAAAGGCTTCTTTATTCTTTTTACTTTTGCGACTGTGTCTCTGGCATCTTTTTCTGTTGCGTATTTTATAGAGACAGTGTCTTTAGGATTCTCATCCGTGTAAAGCCTACGACCACTTTTTTTAGGCTTTTTACCAGTTCCTTTTTTAGGGTCAGCCATTACCTACCTTTACGTTTGCCGCCCTTCGCTTTTTTAGCATAGTTCGGATCTTTACAATATTTAGATGCAGCAAGATTTGCATACGCTGATGGATATGTATCAAAGGTTCTTTTTGCCCAAGCTTTACCCTCTGGACATATCTTACTACCTTTAGATTTAGCAGAAACTTTTCCGCCTTTTTTGTAATAGGTTAAACCTTTCGGAGTGCCTTTACTCTTTTGAGGCGGCTTCGAAATTTGCTGTCGCATCTGCGCCCTGGACATTGCCATATCGTATCTCCATTTGCGTTTTCATAAAATCAATCTGTGAGGCCATGACCTCTGTTCGTTTATCTACAGCGATTAGAGTCTTCGTGACCCAATCAGCCCAACTGTATCCAACACCTCCGACGCCAAGGATGAAAGCTGTTACAAGAGTTACTGTCACTTGTTTATTTAGCATCTCCACCTTTTCCTAGCTTGTCTTAGACGTGAGTTTGGATCTTTAGCTGCTTTTGGAAACTTTTTCATCTGACCCGCAGATCGAGCACAAAAAGATTTACGACGTGCTTTTTCTGATTTAGTCAGACCTTTTTTCTTAGTCACCGCAGTTTTTAATTTAGAACCGGGATTTTTACGACGGTATGCTTTCACACCCGCCTCAGTCATTCCCGCCCCTTTTTTTGTGGGGCGGAAATTTTTCTTGTTTCTTTTTGGCATCTTATCGCGTTTACGCTCTGCCATTGTATTACCCAAAGAATCCAGTGATTGAATCAATATTAGTGAGCGTCACATGACACTCATCACTAAAAATCATACCATGATCTGGAATAGTAATCTGGTTATCATCACTTTGATGAAAAACCATTGATAGTAAAGTTGCTCCACCACTACCGTTTTTAAACACAACAGCAGGAGAACCGCTACCCGCAGTTTTTACATAAAATGCTTTTAGTCTAGTTCGACCACCTTGTAATGTGCCAGTCGCCGTAGCTGTCTTTGCAGAAATAGAAGCAGCCATTGTGCCCTCCTATTAGCCAAGGTTATTGTTTTGAGCATACAAAATAGTAATACGGATCTCACCCGCAGATGTTGCAGCAGAGTTAGTTACAGTCAAACGAATGTCTGCTGTTCCTGTATCTTCCCATGCCAATGCACCACCAGATTGAGTAGTTGGATACTTGCGACCCGCAGTCGTTCCAATGGCAAACGTATTTACAAGAGTTGCTGCACCACCAACAGTGTCTCCAACACTTATATTTGTAGCTCCACTTGCTGCTGTGATAACGTCAAGCACACAATCAATAATCTGAGAGTTTGCAGGAATAACAACGTCTGTGACTTGTGCAGCTAATGCACCACCAGATAGATCTGCTGCAAATGTCTGAGACATTACTACTTGACCAGTGTTTTTGATATTTGAACCAAGGGTTGTACCCGTAGTTTCTTTGATGGTTCCTGCTTTAATAGGACCAGAAAAAGTTGTCGTACCCATGTCGATCTCCTG